CAGAGGAGCCTTGATTGTTTCTGATGAGGCGGGCTATTAAATGAACATAAACGAACCTAGGATTAGCCGTGAATTGGCTCTGTTAATGAAGACTAAAAGGATGACTCCTGTTCAGCGGACGCAATTCATTAGGGCTGCTATAAAATCGAAGGGGATGGAGGAGTTTAAGAAAGATTTTGGAAGTGGAAGTATTTATAATGAACCTATCCCGTCACTTTTCGAGGCTTAGGGTTATGTATAAAAAGGGTAAAAAGAAGAAAAAGGGTAAAAAGAAGTAATATGAGGACACAACCCGTTTCGATTTATGGCTGAAACATTTTTCCAGAAGCTTGCCAAGTACAAAGGCAAAACTCCAGAGTGTGATATTGCGCCACCTAAAGTTGTAAAGGTTCCAAAGAAAAAGCCAAAATCTAAAAAATCTGTAGAATAGTCATTAACCTTTTAACCCTGCGGGTTATTTATGTCAGAAGAACAAGTTCAAGAGGCTGCGCCTGTTGAAGCTCAAAGCGACGAAACAGACGCACTTAAAACTAGCGTTGCAAACCTAGAAAAAAAGAACAGCGAGTTAATCGCTGAATTGCGGGCCGCAAGAAATAGCAAGCCTAAAGCTCCTAGTGATTATGAGGAGCTGGTTGAGTTCAAACGAAAAGCGGAACAATCAAAGCTTGAATCCGAGGGGAAATATAACGAAGCCTTGCAATCGCGAGAGCAACAGTTTAGAGATGCCGTCAAAGAAAAAGATGAAAAGATCAAAGAGCTAGAAGCTCAGTTAAAAGAATTGCAATTAATTACACCTGCCGTTTCTGCTTTATCTGAATATGTAAGAGACACAGATTATGCGTTGAATAAATTAGGTAAGGACAAAATCAAGATGGACGCAACTGGAAAAGTTGTTGTCTTATCAGAAGATGGATTTACAGAAACACCATTAAAAGAAGCGGCGACTACGTTGCTACCTGATTGGATTTTAAAGAAGGAAGCACTTCAAGGCGGTGGCGCACCGATTGGGAAAAGTTCAGGGAAAGGTATTCCACCAGGATCTAAAAATCCATTTTTGCCAGAGACTTATAATTTGACGGAGCAAGGAAGACTATATAAAACAAATCCTGATTTATATGAAAAGTACAAAACGGCCGCGAGTGGTTAAGATATCATCAATAAGTTACAAAAGGCTGCGCCGATGTGACTAAGGGCTGCGCCCAAACTGTAAAAACTTTTTCTTGGAGACTTAATTCGTGGCGACATTACGCTCCGATGTTGTCATCCCAGAGGTCTTTACGCCCTATGTAATAGAGGCCAGTACACAACTAGACGCGTTTTTGCAGTCTGGTGTTGTTCAGCCTATGGCGGAATTGAATGCTTCTGAAGATGGCGGCGATTTCATAAAAGTCCCATTTTGGTCTGCGAACCTTAGTGGCGATTTTGAAGTTCTATCTGATAGTTCTTCTTTAACTCCTGGCAAGATCACAACTGGTCAGCAGATAGGAGTTGTATTGCACAGAGGCCGTGCATGGGAGTCAAGAGACTTAGCTGCTCTTGCTGCTGGCGCTGATCCAATGGCTGCAATCGGTCAAAAAGTAGCGGCTTACGTTGCAAACCAAAGACAGAAGGATCTTCTTTCTGCTCTATCTGGATGCTTCGGAAGTATTAACGCTAACGACTCAAACAGTGCTTTCTTCCCTCTTTGTGTTGACTCAGAGAGTGGCGACACACCAACAGCTCTAAGTCCAAGGCATATTGCAAAAGCAAGAGCCATCCTTGGTGATGCTGGCGAAAAGCTTTCTGTCATTTGTATGCACTCTAAGGTTTATTACGACCTTGTAGAGAGAAAAGCTATCGATCGCATTTATGACAACACTGGTACAGCTGACGGATCTGCAACAGCAGGTTCAACCGCAGGTGCTTTTGGTGGCGTAGGTGTCCCAACATTCATGGGCCTTCGCGTCATCGTTTCTGACGATGTTGCAACAACAGGTTCAGGTTCAAGCACTGAGTATTCGACTTATGTGTTTACGCCAGGAGCCGTTGGAACAGGCGAACAGGCAGCAATGAAGACTGAGACTGACAGGGACATCCTTGCTAAGTCCAGTGCTTTAGCTATTGACTTGCATTATTGCTATCACCCAGTTGGTGTTAAGTGGGCAACTACTGATACAAACCCAACAAGGGCTGAATTAGAAACCGTAGCCAAGTGGTCGAAGGTCTACGAAACAAAGAACTGCGGCATCGTGAGAATCACGAATGTCAGCAATCAGGATTGAGGTGATTAATTATGCCTTCTGTATTTGAAGCAACTGCGGGTGCTGCGCTCGGAGTTGGATCTGACCAAACTGGTTCTGTAACTCAAGCAACAAGCAAAGCGACAGGGGTGACCCTGAATAAGGTGGCTGGCGTTATCACTATGGATGATGCTCAGTTAAATGCTGGCGTTGAAGTTTCTTTCACTGTTACTAACAGCGAGGTAACTGCAAGCGATGTTGTCCTTGTAAACCACGCCTCTGGCGGAACTGCTGGATCTTATTTAGCTCAAGCAAATAGCATTGCTGCTGGATCTTTTGCGATCACAGTGACCAATGCTTCTGCTGGCAATTTAAGCGAAGCGATCGTTCTTAATTATCAAGTCTTAAAGGCTGGCTAATGGGAATGGCCGCATTTAGGCGGATGCGGGAACAAAATGAGGCCGCTGCCAAAGCGGCGGCTTCTGTTCCACCATCAAAGCCAAAAAAGAAACGTAAACCAAAAGCCAAAGTATTAACAAATGGCGATCACGATAGTCGCGACGGCGGGATCAGCGACGGCGAATAGTTACATCACATTGTCGGATGCAGAAGACCTTATTGATGGTCTTGTTAAAGATGATGATGTTGTTGCTTGGGCCTCTGCCTCTACTGATGACAAAAACCGCGCTTTATATACAGCGACGCAGCGGATTGATCGCGAAAGATTTTTAGGCGCAAGGGCTGATGATACTCAAGCATTGCAATGGCCTCGAACTGGCGTAAGAAAACCAGACACTTATATCAACACGTATGCGACGGGGTTTCCTTTTCGTATTACAACCGATTACTACACAGACACAGAAATTCCAGATCAAGTAAAAAAAGCTGAGATCGTTTTAGCGTGTTTTTTAAATAACAACAAAGCAGCTTTAAATCTTACAGGGCTTGAGGCATATAGCCGCGTTGGAGTTGGAGGCGTTGCTGTTCAACCGTATAGATATGGCCCTGTTTGGGCTGACAATGTTCCCCCAATGTTTGAAAGATATTTTACTGGCCTTAGAATAGGAGGACCAGGCAACGTCTCCATTAAACGGAGTTAACTTTTTTCTTATGACTTATCCCGCCGCAATCATCATCACTGATACATCTGCCCATACTGGCAGATTTGGCAAGGTTCATTGTTTAGCCGCTGCTGAAGCAACTTTTGTTGCAGAGAACCTTACAGAAAACGGATCTGCCACAATTAATGGAATCACTATGGGCGTTGGTTCTGAAGTTGAAGGAGTCATCACAAGTATTACTTTGGCAAGCGGCCAAGTTATTGCTTACAGGCTCTAATGGGATTTCAAAAAGCGATTCAAAAAGCAATCGAAAAAGTTCAGCAAGTTCCTGGCGTTGGTGAAGATGTAACAGTGCGAAGCGTTTCAACAGGAGCTTATAATTCAACTACAGGAGCCATTGCTGAAACGCTTTCCGATACGACTGTTAAGGGTGTCTTCTCGGATGTCAATCAAAGAGAGGTTAACGATTTAGTGCAAGCCGATGACCGCAAATGTAGTATCCCAGCAGCAAGCGTTTCAAGTATTCCTACGACTGCGGACCGCATTGTAGCAGGGGGTGTAAGTTATCAAATTATTCGAGTGCATACAGTCAGCCAAGCGGGGACAAATTTACTTTATGAATTATTTTTAAGAGCATGAGAGACGTACCTTTTGACAAGATGCCTGAATATTGGCAAGAGAAAGGGGATCTATTTATGCGTACATTAATTGAAGAGGCGGATGGAGCTATTAAGGAAAATACTCCTATTGACACGGGGCGGATGCGAGTGAGTTGGCAAGTCGCTCAAGGCGGAGCAGTAAGCGGGGAAATGCCGCCAGGGAAATACGGGAAGCAAATCACCAAGCCTAATAAAAAGAATTATCAGAAAGAAAAGTTCGGCGAAACTTATAGCATCCATAATAATTTGCCTTATGCGGAAGCAAATGCAGGGCGTGGGCCATATCCACCATCATGGGGCGGGCAGTTTAGAAGTGTAGACAACCAAGTTCAAGAAGGTTGGTTTGATTTAATTGCAAAAAACCTCGAAGATAGAGGCAAAGAATTATGGGGGCAAATGGCTGATTAATTATGGCTGCAATTGATCTCAACACAGTAAGAGCAACAATCGAAGGACGATTAGCAACTGAGCTTGCTAGTAGTCCTGCCATTCCTGTTGTGTTTCACAATATGCCTTACACGCCTACACCCGCTTCAAGTTGGGTGCAATGTTTAATGAATTTCGCCGAAAGCACTTATTTAACAATGGGCGATTCATCAACTTCAGAGAATAAAGTGAATGGAATTGTTTTAATTAATATTTTTTCTGCAGCAGGAGTTGGCCCAGGAGCTAACTTAACTATCGGCAAAAGGGTCCGAGACTTATACAATAGAATCATTGTATCGGGCGTTCACTTTGATGCACCGATAGGCCCAGAAGTGTTGGCTGCGCCATCGCCAGAAGGGTATTTCCAAACACAGGTCAGAATGACCTTTGAAACCTTCGAGGATCTTTAATTATGGCGTTTTATCGGGGCCAACAAGGCTCAGTAAAATTTGACGACGGAGGCAGTTCAGCGGCTGCTATTACGTCAACACGGTCATGGTCTATGACTGTTGAAAAGGCAGTTTTAGAATCAACTGCATTAGGTGCAACTCATGCTGCAAATGTTGGTGGTCTTATTAGTGGCTCTGGTTCTGTCGAGCTTCTTTATACAGCTAGCTCATCTGATGAAACAAACGTTTTCATCGAAGCGGCGAACACTTCCGCTGATGCTGGCGGGGCATTATTTGAGCTTTATTTAGACACAACAGGGACTAAAAAGATCTCTTTTGATGGCGTTATTACTTCGGCTGATTATTCGGCTACAGTTGGCGAATTAGAGGTTATCACCTGCAACTTCGTCACTAACGGAACCATTACTCTGGACATTTAATCATGGCTTTTTATAGAGGACAGCAAGGTACTGTCAAGTTTGACAAAGATGCCTCTGGCGGTACTTCAGAGCTTGCTGCTATTCGTTCATGGAGTGCTTCTTTAGAGAAAGAGTCGCTTGATTGCGGAGCGCATGGCGACACTGCTAACAAGTATGTTGGCGGCAGGATCGGCGGTTCTGGATCTATCGAAGCGTTATATGACGCACCTGGCTCTGGCGACAAACTTGATTTACTCAAGGAAGTCATTACAACTGATGACCCTGCTAACGCTTTTGTTGAGTTGTACCTAGACGAATCAGGCGGTAAAAAAATCGAGGGATCAATTCTAGTGACGGGTGCTGATTATGCAGCTACTGTTGGAGAGCTAGAAGTTGTTACCATTAACTTCACGTTTAATGGTGCTATAACCCTCGCTATCTAATGACAACCCAACCAACCCCACCCGCCTCCAAAAAGGAGCGCACTGTTGATCGTATCTGCGGTGCATTTGATTTAAATCAACGCCGTAAGTTTGAACTAACAGATTCAGAAGGGGATTTGTTAGTTGAATTATTTTTTAAACCTATAACACGTTCTGACCGTTTAAGAGTTCAGTCTATCGCTCAGAGTGATGACGCTTTAAAGCAATCGACGGTTATGCTGTGTCAGCTTGCAGAGCTTGAGGATGGATCGAAGGCTTTTGCTTTGGCTGATGTTGCAAAGTTACAGCGTGAATTACCTGAGAAAGTTTTAAACGAGGTCGAGTTGTTCTTATTTAATGTAAATGAGGACGGTGAAAGTTTGGACGAGGTAAAAAACGACTAAAGGGGGATAACTGGCTTTATTTTGAGTTCTTCCTAGCAACAGAATTAGGGATGACAGTGAGTAGGCTCCGCACTGAATTATCAGAGGAGGAGTTTCTGCATTTCGCCGCTTATTATGACTTAAAGAATGAAAGAGAACGGCAAGAAATGGAAAAGGCGAAGCGTTCTAGGTAGAATAAAAATTATGTAACGCAATACAACGTGGCAAGAGTCCCATTAGAGCTGGTATTAGTTAATAAGGTCAGCGGGCCTTTGAAGAAGGCGAATGCGGATGCTAATAAATTTGCAAATACGATCAAGGGAACGAATGGGAAGTTAAGAAGCGCGGCGATGGGGTCGAAGAAAATGGCAGCGGGCTTTTTAGGGATAGGAGCTAGCGCGGGAGCTGCTGGTAAAGCTGTTCAGTTGTTTGGTCAGAAGTTAAACGTTGCTTTACTTGGGATTCCTGCCCTTCTTGGTGGTTTTGCGGCGGCATTCCAAACAATTGCTAAACAAGATTTTGCAGAAGCAAAATTTGAATCATTGGGAGGCAATAGTGAAAAATTAACTAATAATTTGAAAATCCTTTCTGCTGAATTAGCAGGGCAAGCAAGTGTAACTGAATTAACGGCTGCGGCTTATGATGTTGCCTCTGCGGGTTTTACTGACGCGGCTGACGCGGCAAAAATCTTAAAGGCGGCGAGCTTAGGTGCAACAGGTGGTTTTACTGATATCAATACAGCAGGCGGCGCAGCGGTTAAGGTCTTAAACGCCTACGGGAAGACTGCTGATGATGCTGGCTTCTTAATGGATCAATTCGCGCAGACTCAGGCGGACGGTATTATCACGATCGGGGCTTATTCTCAGAATATAGGTAAGGTCGCATCAACAGCGGCGGGGTTAAAAGTTCCATTATCTGAAGTCAATGCGATCATTGCTCAATCAACAGCGGCGGGCGTTCAAACTGAAACTGCTTTCACGGGATTAAATGCGGCGTTAGCGAAAATATCTAGCGGGCAAGCAGGCAAGGCGTTGGGGATAGAAATGAACGAAGCCACTTTGGCGGCGGATGGTTTAGGTGGAACGTTAGAAAAATTAAAAGGATTCTCGACGGGTGAATTACAGCAAGCCTTTGGCATTGAAGCTTTTAAAGGTATTCAAACAGCGATTAATGACACAGAAAAATTCAATAAGCTTTTAGAAAATCAGAAAAATGCACAAGGCGCAGCAGCAAAAGCCGCCTTTACGGCCAGCGATACAATCAACAACCAGTTAAAAAGACTTGGGGCCGCTTTTACTAACATATTTGCGGATCAGTCAGCATTAGGGGAGATTTTGAAGTTTACAATTTCAGCCGTTGCAGTAACAGTTGAAGCACTCGCGGCGGCTTTAAAAGTCGTTCAAGTTATAGGCAAAGGTGTTATCGGAATATTCCAAGGGTTAGCAAAGGGGCTTGGATTAACAGAGAGCAAAATGGGACCAGTTCAGGCATTAACAGAAGCATGGACCGCACAGCTCGTAAAAGTTGAGATATTTTGCCAAAGAATTATTGCAGTCAGTCAAGTATTAGGAGAGATAGTTGGAAAAGTGTTTAGAAAAATAGGCGGATGGGTCGTAGGAGCTTGGAGTCAAGGCTCTCAAAAATTCACGGAATTTAAGAGTCATATTGAGGGCAACATGGAGAGAATGAAGGAGATTGGGAAAGGGGTAGCAAAAGCGTTAACAGCTCCTGCAAGATTAGCCTTTAAAGGGCTTCAATTTATTTTTGATCAATGGTGGAAGAAGATCCAGTGGATTGTTGATCAAGTAATGAAAATACCAGGAATGAAATGGGCAATTGAGAAGATGACAGGCGCGGCGGCAGATATATCAGAGGCATGGAAATTAGGGGCAAAAGGAGCAGAAGAGGGAGGAGGTAATAAAGGAGAGAAGCAAGAGCAAGAGGAGATCAATAAGGCATTAACTAAACAAAAAGATCTTGTAGCAGAACTCGACAAGCTATGGAAGGATATTGGCAAGACCATCGGGGAGGGTATTCATAGCGCAATAAAAGGAGTTGTCCAAGGAACGCAAACTCTTGGGCAGGCGGCGATGAATGTTTTAAATAGCATCGCAAATAAGTTATTAGATGCTGGAATCAGCATGGCCTTAAGTGCCGTATTCCCAAATACAGGGGCTGGTAGCATTGGCGCCTTCCTTGGTTTTGCTAATGGAGGAAAGCCACCTGTCGGGAAGCCTTCAATCGTAGGAGAAAAAGGGCCAGAATTATTCGTCCCAGGAACTTCAGGGACAATTATCCCAAACAACAAACTGGGAGGAAGTACAAATAATATTGTGGTAAACGTAGACGCGTCTGGTAGTGCTGTGGAAGCTGACAGTGCTCAATCTAATGAACTTGGTAAAATGCTAGCAGCGGCAATTCAAGCCGAACTCGTAAAACAGCAACGACCTGGAGGCTTATTAGCAGCTTAATTTATGGCAACTTTCCCCTCAATCACAGCCCGTTATGGGATCTCTAAAACGAGTTCTCCAAATACTCTAGTTGTTCAATTCGGAGATGGATACCAACAACGACTGACCTACGGCCTGAATCAAAATTTAAAAATCTGGAACCCTGAATTTCAAAATATCTCGGAAACAGATGCCGACACAATCGAAACATTTTTAGATGCGCGAGCTGCTGATAATAATTCTTTTGATTGGACCCCACCAGGAGAAAGCTCATCTTCAAAATTTATTTGTCTGTCTTGGTCCAAAACAATTCCTTATAACAATAGAGCAACAATTAGAGCATCATTCCAAGAGGTAGCAGAACCCTAATGGCTTTTACAGCGTGGTCAGAGGATACTGAATATAATCTTGGTGATATCCGCCGAGCAGTAGCAGCACAAGAATCTGGTCTTGTTTTTAAAGTAACCGCTGTTTCTGGTTCAGCTCCTTATACAAGTGGAAGTAGTGAACCTAAATGGGGAACAGATATAGGTTCAACGGTTGTAGACAATGAAATAACTTGGACAGCAGTTAGTAGTGTTTATGAAGAGTTAAACGTTTTAAATCCAAATGCAATTATTGAGTTATTTGAGTTACATTTAGACGAGACATTACATGGATCGACTGATATCTATAGATGGCATAATGGCTGTAATGATGCGGTTACGGGTAACTTGGTCTGGAACTCAAATACTTATACAAGACAACCGATAGAAGCTGATGGATTTGAATATCAGAATGGCGGAGCTTTGCCACGCCCGACCTTAACAATTTCAAATTTAGATGGCATAGTAACAACATTATTATTGTTAGTGAATGGAACAACTTCAGGTAATGATCTAGGAGGGGCAACTGTTAAAAGAATTAGAACACTTAAAAAGTTTTTAGATGGGCAGGCAGCAGCCG